GCTCTTTGAAGAAGGGTCATGACTGTTTGATCGGCCTGTTCACCTGATTGTGACATGGTGGTTAACATTTGTTGTAATAACTGTTGAACGCCGCGTTCTCGGGCTGTCAGGGCGCCGACCTCTTTGGCAACGTCGCCCCCTTTCATTCTTCTTTTGATGTCGGAAGCAGTCTGCTTTAAGGCGCCCCCCAGGCCTTCCTTCAAAGAAGAACCAAGCTCCTCTTCAATAATTTTTCGTAAGTCTGTTTTTGTAATTTTCATTTTTTATGAACTCCATTTTTTACTAATTTGTAATCCTTCATCTCCAAAAAGCATATTAAGAATATAAGATGTTCCAGACGAAAGCCAACCTAAAAGAAAATAATTGACAACTGTTACATCAAAATTAAATAGTTCTGTATACGGAGAAAGTAGCATTAAAAACCAACCTACGTGAAAACCCATACACATGGGACACGAAAAAAGTTGACCTAAGACTCCTTTGGTTGGTCTTATTCTATCTAAAACCTTTCCATACACAAGAATTTGTGTTAACCCATAGGCCGCTAATATAAAATATAATAGTTCCATTTGTTCATCTAAATTGTATAGAGGTAACTAAGCGAATAAGGCTCTCGAATGTAGCCAGGACGGATTGAGCCCTGCTCCGAAGATTGAGGGACTTCTCCAAGCTCTGTTGAATCTTCTTTATCCGGGTGAACAAGTTCGTCATCAGCCATCGAGATAATTGCTTCTGTAGATTCGAAGTATGGGCGTTCTTCATCAATAAACTCTGAGATGTTTATGAGAGCCATTTTTGCTGTGCTGAGATCTTCGGAAAGGGGGGTTTCCATTATTGCTTCGAAGGAGCCGAAAAAGGAGCCGGCTTGGATTGATTCTGGAATCACAAGGCCCTTCTTGGTCAGGTGAGCAAATAATCTATTTTGTGCGCCGTATACTAAATCATTCATAGTGTCTTTGGGAAAAGCAAAAACTTTATTTTTAGCTGTTGATAATACAATATCAATGTCGCCATGATCAAAAATCATTAAGTCACCGCTCATACTCTTTCGAATATCTAATTCAAGCTTAACGGTTGCTTTTCTAGCTTCATCTCCAATTCTAATCGTGACTGACATCTATATAAATTTCCTTTACGAGTTCTTGGGTCTTCATAACAGTGAGAAGCAAGCTGTCATCAATAGCTTTATTAGAAAATCCGTTTAGACGCTCAATTATCTTGTTTGTCTTTTCGAGCATTTCTGTGTCAGACTTTATCTCGTTAATTGCTCTTGCTTCCTCTAGCTTATTTTTTAGTCTCGCGATCTCTTCATTTAAAAAGACTTTGAGTTCAAGCGCATTATCTGCGAAAGAGGCGATATAATATGTTAATAGCGTCTTTTGCTCTTCTAATAAATTGCTTTCATATTTATTATTAAATTTTTCAACAAATGTGTTGTAAATAATATTGTCAATTGGTTCGACAACTTCTTTGGTGGGGAACTGCTTTGTCATATTTTTAACGATTTCGTTCTCTAAAATAACTTGATTTTTAGGAGAAATTCTATCGGAGAAAATTTGATCAATTGTGGCAAGAGTTTTATAATTTGGAATGAAATTATTAAATATAGAAGAACTGGCTTCTTTATTAATGTCATGGATCAAGGCTGTTTGCTGTTTAAAAAGGCGCGCTGCGTCCAATAATCTTTTTTGTAATTTTACTTCTTTAATGATCTTTTCAGACGTTAGCTGTGTTAGATTTTGATTTTCATATAGGGAACGATAGCATTCAAGATCTTTTCTTAAAAGAGAGTCGGACTTAAAGTGTTTCTTAATAATATTAATAACATTATTTCTTCTTTTAGTGTCCTTCTTGAGAATTGCTACTGTGGCTTCCTTTATTAAAATTTCATAAACAAAGGCTGTGTTACGCTTTTTATTATGTTTGATCTTCATCTTTTTGCTCCACTGCTTTATTGTTTTCTTCTAAACTTGTAAGGAGATTCCTGACTGATTCATTGATTTGAAACATCTTGTCTTCTTCTTCTAAACTATAAATAGACTCATCTCTCTCATAAATACCCTTTCCAAGCCCTGTGCTAACTAAACTTTGTATATCTCTCATTCCGGGCGCTATATTTCTCATTCCAGGACTAGCTTTTTGGCCGCCTCCATCCGCCTTCATTTTACGAGATTGAGGGCCGGAGCCGCTGCGTTTGTCTCGCGCGACAGGTTTATATGGCGCTGGGCTATGGCTATTGGGCCCTTGGTGATAACGCGTTCTCTTATCTGTACGAGTTCCTGGCGGCGCAGCAAGCAGCGCTGACTCAGGCTCTTCGCCGGCTGGTGGTGCTCCGGCTTCGCCAGCGGGCATTTCTTCAGGGCCTCCGAGATCTCCTCCGAGATCTCCTCCAAGATCTCCTCCAAGGTCGCCTCCGAGATCACCGCCCATCGCAGCACCAGCACCCCCTGCTGCTGCAGCTTCAGCGACCGCTTGGAGCGATGCATCGTGCTTGCGGTCATAGTACATCTCACGCTGATTGCGTATAAATTCTTCATGAGACATTCCAAAAATGTGCTCTGTAACCCAACGGCGCGAGAAGTAGCCTTCTGTGGCGGCTCCTGCAATATCAAACTTCTGCTTCCAGGTCTCGATTTCTTGAAGCTCTGCGATCTTCGAAGGATTGTTGAGTGTTAAGCTAAAGCTTAATAAGTCATCGCCTCTGAAGCCTAGGGTGTAGAGGTGGATGATACCGATCTTTGTAAGCTCTGCGATAATGACCCGTTGTAATCTCTGAATGGTTCTTGCGAAACGAATGTCTTTCTGTGCTAGGGTGGTCTTATCTTCTTCGGCCCCCTCTCCCATCGTGAGATAGGATTGAGGAATCTTAAGCGCAGAGAAAAGCTTGTCACGTAAATACTTGATATCATCAATCGCTGTAATGTTTGCAGCGCCGGCGAGCGATACGATATCTGTCGTAGATCCAGGGCGCGTTGGGATAAAGTAATCTTCTTCGATGCTCATTGGATTGTAGCGCAGATCGACCTTTCCTGTATCGGGATCTACTACGGAGTGTCGCTTAAGCTGCGTTACGACTTTCTGCATATATTGTTCTACATCCTGTGGCGGGATTGCGCCGACGTCGATCTTAAAGACACGACGTTCGGAGGAGCGGATAACGCGGTATGCCATCATAGCGTCTTCCATAAGCGTTAGCTGGCGCCAGATGCGGCGTGCTGCCTCTAAAATAGAAGTACCATATGGAGCATACTTATCATTTCCTAAGATACGGAAATGAGCAATTTGCCAGTTCTCAAAAGTCATTCCCGCAGAGTTCCATTGAAACTGGATGTAGTTTGGATTTGTAGAGTCGCCTCCTTCAAGTCTTTCAATTTCTTGGGCAGGAAGCGCGATGACTGACTGCACACCATATTTGTCGTCTACATCGAGATACAAAAAGAAGTCACCATATTTGCACATTGTGCGACTCCAACCAAATAGATTATATGGCAGGTTTAATATATTATCAAACAGTACAGCAAGAACAGCGCGAAGTTCTTCATTGGCGCACTTGATATTAAGCATCGGACGTAACTGTGAATAGGTTGTCATCTCATCTGCATAGATATCCATGGTGGATGCAATCTCGGGCATATACTCCATTTGATCAAAATCAACATAGCGCTCAGAACGACGCTGGTTTGAAATTGCGTTGGTCGCAACAATGTCAAGAGGGTTATAAAGAGTCTTCTTAAACTGTTGTCCCGACGCAGATTTAAATCGAGAAGAAAACTTATCTAAATGTTGTCTTCTGATTCGTCGGCCGGATTGCGAACGATAACTAACAATTGGTCCGGAGAACAATCTTGTTAGAGCTTTGAATAAGGTTGTTTGCTGATTTGCGGGGTTTTTATTGTATGGTGCTGCCATTTAATTTCTCACTTAATAATCCATTTATATTGCTCATAAAGTTTTTCTGCGTCTGTCATTTGTTTATCGAATGCGTTATCTTTTTTATAGCCCTCCTGGCCTACAATTCGAGTATTCATTGTTGTTTTCGTGGTGATAATTGCGTCGACAAAGGCCTTTTGATAATTTAAATCGCGGGCATTCGCTTGTAATGCTGTGTCTCTTACCCAGCATGTAATTGCAAGAGCCATGATTAAATCATCATTATAGCCTTTCATCGCTTGTGGCTTTCCATTTTTCCAAATAAAAGTTTTCATTTCGTTTGTAATGCGTGAAGAGTACACTTTAATTAGTTTATTTCTGATAAACTCCTCCAATTTCGCAACTATAAGAGGGCGTGTCTTCATTGTAGTTGAAAAGCCGGCCACCGAGTTGGAGCGCGCTTCTGCTTGGTGCTGTTCAATATATTCATGCGTTGACTTTATAGAGTAATACAAAGTAGGATAACCGTATTCTATGAGTTTGTCAAGTACTGTATAGCCAATATTGTTATTTTCTACTACCATCATCGCGTTTCCAAACTCTCTACCTACTTGATTTAACATGTTTGCAAATAAGTCGGGGGTGAGCTTTCCTTGATATTCTCCAACGATTTCAAGTGTTTCTATCTTTAATACGTGAAAAGCGGAATAATCGGCACCGTCACCTCTTGATACATCAGCGACTATCAGATAATTGCAAGTAGGATCAAACTCTTCCCAAATCCAAAAATTACGATCAAAGCCTGTGCGGTGCTTGGGTTCTTTAACCATTGATAACAAATATTCCATACAGTCAGAATCAATAACTGTTTCGCCGGAAGTGTTGAAATTGCATTGAAGTTCTTGCGCAATTTGGCGTTTGGACATATTTTGAGTTTCTTTCTTATACCACTGTTCGTCTCTTTCTGGGTGTACATCCCACGGTAAAGTTGTAAGATTAAAGTTGTTGAGCCCAGTCTGCGAGTCTGTACATGTTTTATGGAACCAGTTTCCAACACCGTTTGGTGTCGACAGCGCAATACAACGACCACCCGTTGATAATGTGGGGTACAGGCCAGTCCACAGTTCTTCTAAGTTTTCGATATGGGCTGCCTCGTCAAGCACCAACAAGGACAGGGCTTCTGAACGACCGGCATCGCCGGAAGTAGAAGCGGCCTTAATAGAGGAACCATTAGAAAGTTCAAACGAAGTGCGATTGTCTACACTAATAGTGGCGATCTTTAACCAATCTGGGAGTTGACGCATAATGCCTTTAACTTTTTTGACGAGATTGCCGGCGGTTGCAAACTTTGTAGCCATAACCAATATAGACTTGTCGCGATGGAACAGCATCATCCATACAACATATCCGGCAGTAATGGTAGAGATTCCAAGTTGTCTGGCTTTTAAAACAACATTAAAGCGATAATCATTAAAATCTTTAAGAAGGTCGTCTTGGAAATCATATGTATCAAACAATATTAGCCCATGCATGGGATGGGAGATGCGCGCATATGTTTTAAGAAAATAAGATGGATCCTTTCCACACTTTAATATCTCTTTGATTCGTTTTTGTTTGTCTAATTGAAAGCTCATTCATCATCTACGATTTCTATATTAAGCGATTCTTCAAAGGCACCTGTTTCTGACGGGGGCGCAAAGCCGTACTTTTCAAACTCACGAGCTTGTATATCGCTAGCCAATGAAGTAATTGTCTGAGTATCCTCTAAGTCAATAGGTCCGAAAAGATCTGCCAAGAATTTCAAGAGGGCCGGCTTTGGGGGCGGCGGCCCTTCTGGG